CGGCATAGGCATTTTTCGTTTTCAAAAGCAGCTCGTCACACGCGGCCTTTTCCGCCTTGTAGGTGTTCAGGTCAATCTCGCCCATAAGATAGTGTTCGTAAAGAGTGCGCTTGCCGTCTTGCAGCGCCTCGATCTGCTGCTCATATTCGGCGCGTTCCGGTACGGAGGCATCCACCCGAAGCGTACCGTCCGGGGCAAGTGGTGCGGCGGCTTCCATCTGCTTTTTCAGCGTCAGGAATACTGCCTGTTCCAGCTCTGCGGCGTTCAGCCGCATCTTGTGGCAGCGGCTTTCTACGTCCGCCTCGGAATGGCGGCAGTAATAATACGAGGTTTTCTGCATGGTGCGGGACAGCGCATGACCGCAGTAGCCGCAGAAGGCTTTGCCTTTCAGCGGGTAGTCCCGGTTTTTCTTGTTTGGCTGGGAAAATCGGAGCTGGCTGGCCTGCACGGTATCAAACACAGCTTTCTCGACGATGGCCGGGTGATGGTCGGGGATGATGTACCACGATTCTCTGTCCTTCAGGCGGCTTCTGGTGCCGCCTACTTCGAGAACCGCCCGCTTGCCGATCACATACACGCCGGTGTAGCGTTCGTCCTCCAAAATGCGGAGAATGGTGGACGCACTCCAAATCCCGTGACAGCGGGAAATATCGTGGGTATGATTGCCGTGCGCCGCTTTGTACTGGCCGGGGGTGGGGATGTTTCTGCGGAACAGCTCCCGCGTGATGGCGGTGGCGTTGATGCCCTCGGCGGCAAGCTGGAAGATGAGCTGCACAACGGCAGCGGCCTCCGGGTCAGGCTCCATTCTGCCATCGGCGCTTTTGCGGTAGCCGTAGGGACAAATCTTGCTCTGATACTCGCCGCGCTGCATCTTGGCGTACTTGGCGCTCTTGGTTTTGATGGACATATCGCGGCTGTAATACTCACTGATGAGGTACTTGAACGCCACATCCATGCCGCCGGTGTCGCCCTTGAATTTTCTGCTGTCAAAATCGTCGCTGATGGAAATGAAGCGGGTATGGAACAGCGGGAACACGCGCTCAATGAAGTAGCCGGTTTCAATGCTGTTGCGCCCGAAACGGGAAAAATCCTTGACAATGATGCAGTCGATCTGATTGGCCCGCACCAGTTCAATGAGCTTCTGTACCTGCGGACGCTCAAAATTCGTGCCGCTGTACCCGTTGTCGGCTGCTGTACAGAAAGGACTAATAAATTCACGCCGTGCAGGATTCCCGGCGCAAGGTTTCCATCAGAGCTTTGATCTCATCGACAAGGTTCAGCCGAATGTCCATGCGCCCGTCCGGGTAGATGGTGACGGAGTGCAGCAGCTCGATTGAGATTTCTCTGGTCAGCGCCGTAATCCCGGCATAGCTTTTGAAATGCTCGATTACAGCATTGCTGCCGTCGTCGCTGCCGCTTATTTTGCGCTCCAGCTCCAAGACCGTGCGGGAGATTTCCTCTGCCTGCGCCGTCAGAGCTTTCTTCTGCGCCGCGAAGCTCTCGCGGGATATCCCGCCCTCCACCAGTCCTTCATAGAGGTCTTGCAGCCGCTTGTCAAGCCGGGCTTTCCGGCTCTGGAGGGTCTGCAACTGTCGCTGCGCCTGTTTGCGGTCAAGCTGCCGCTGCTCCTGCCTTGTTTGCAGGAGACGGTCTATGCTGACGGCGTATTGGGCATAGACCTGTATGGTGTCGATCACCGCTTCCAGAATATCAGGCTCAGGGATTCTATCCTCTGAGCAGTCAAAGCCGGTATTCAGCCGTTTCATGACGCAGCGGTAGGAGCCGTTCTTCTTATTGTCCCGCTGTATGGCATGACCGCATACGCCGCAGATCACCTTGCGCTTCAGCGGATTCCCGCCGCTCGTCATGACTTCTCGCTCTCTGTATTCCCGCATACAAGTCTGCGCTTTCTCGAACAGCGCCTCCGGCACAATGGCCTCGTGCCTGTCAGGGACGATAACCCAATCATTGCGGGAGATTTTGACCGTGTGGGTGCTGCCTACAATATCCCGGCTTCGTTTGCCGTACACCGTCTTTCCAATATACCGCTCGTCCCGCAGGAACTTTGCGACCAGATTGGCCGTCCAGAAGTTTTCCTCTTGGATGCTGCGCCACGGCGTTCTTGTGCAGCCTGTCTCGACTTTGTAGTTCTTTGGAGAGCTTACGCCCTCACCGTTCAGCGCCGCCGCAATCTCCCATGTTTTTGCACCATCCGCTGCCATTTGAAAGATGCGCCGTATCACCTCGGCGGCTTCCGTATCCACCAGAAGATGATTCTTGTCCTCCGGGTCTTTGACATATCCGTAAGGCGCATAGGGACTGAGAAACGCCCCGCGTTCGGCTCTGGCCTTCTTTGCGCTTTTGACCCTGCGGGAGAGGTCACGGCTGTACAGGTCGTAGATCAGCGTCCGAAACGAAGTATCGAGGCTGTCGATGTCCAGCGGGTTGCTGCTGTCAAAACCGTCATTGACAGAAATGAAGCGTACACCCAGGAACGGGAACACGCGGGAAATGTAGTCGCCCACGGTGAGGTAATCACGACCAAAGCGGGAGAGGTCTTTGACAAGGATGCAGTTGATTTGCCCGCGCCTGACCTGCTCCAGAAGCTCCTTTACCGCGGGACGCTCGAAGTTTGTACCGCTCCAGCCGTCGTCACAAAATTCCAGTATTTCAGAATCGGACAGGTCTGCGTGACTGGACACATATTCCCGAAGGAGGCTGCGCTGGTTGGATATGCTCTCGGATTCATCCTTTTCGCCGGTTCTCAAATCCGCGTCCTCGCTGGATATGCGAAGATACATCGCCGTTCTCATGCGTCAGCGTCCCTCCCTTCCAGATATGTACAGAGCTCCTTGTATTCGTCCCGGTAGCGGAACACGATCTCGATATTGCTGTCACCGTCCACATACACACGCTCAATCAGCGCCTGCGCCATTTCTTTTGTCAAAACATCCGCCCCCCGGAAGCTGCCGAAGGCCGCAAGGAACGGGTTTTCCGGCGTGTGCGCCGCTTCCGCCGCTTGACTGCGTGTCAGAGCCTCGATCAGCCGCTCCGCTTCCTCGGCTTCCGCTTTGTAGCGGCGTTTCAGCGTCATATACTCCTGCTCGGTCATGAGCTGATCCACATAGCTCTGATACAGGCTGTCATACAGGCCGTTGCAGCGCTTGAGTGCCCTTTTTGCCGCGTCCAGCCTGCCTTGCAGCGTCGCAGTCTGCTTTCTGTATTTGGGGGAGCTGTTCACCCTGCGGACAATGGCTTCCATATCGGCGGCAAGGGCGATCTGGGTTTGAATGGCTTGCAGGAGCATGGGGAACAGTGCGTCCTCCCGGATGTTTTTCAGCGGACAGCTGCCAATGTCGTTGGCGTGGGTCGGGCAGATAAAGGTGTACCACAGCTTTTTTTCGTGGCTCACATTCTTGTACCGCACCAGCGGACGCTTGCAGTCGGCGCAGCAGACCAGCCCCTTGAGGATGTTTTCGGTGGTTTCCAGATGCGTGAATCTGCCGAGGTTTTCAAAGTATTCCGCATTTTTGCGTCGGGCAAGCTCCTGCACCTTATCGAATGTCTCCCGGTCGATCAGCGGCTCGTGGGTGTTTTCCACGACGACCCATTCCTCTCGTGGCTTCTTGTATTGCCCCCGGTTTTCGTAAAAGGACTGCCGCTTCTTTCCCTGCACCATGTGTCCGATGTACACCTGCCGGGACAGAAGGTTCTTGACCGTCTGAACATACCAGCTCACGCCGTTATACTTCTCCGTTTTGCATACCCCGGTGTTGTACAGGTAGGCGGAGGGGGATGGTACGCCGGAATCGTTGAGCCGCCTTGCGATTTGTGTGATTCCCATGCCCCCGGCTCGCCACCGGAATATCTGCCGGACAACGGGAGCCGTCGCTTCGTCCGGCTCCAGCTTGTGGGGATTATCCGGTTGTTTGCGGTAGCCGTAGGGAGCCCACGCGCCGATGAAATCACCGTTCTTCTGCTTTGCTGCCAGCGCGGAGCCGGACTTCCTGGAAATATCCTTGCTGTAAACCTCGTTGATGAGATTTTTCAGCGGAACCAGATAACCGTCCGCGCCCCGCTGGGCGGTGAGGGTGTCGAAGCCGTCGTTGACGGCAATAAAACGAACGCCCAGGAACGGGAAAATTCGCTCCAGATAGTTGCCGGTTTCCTTGTAGTTTCTGCCAAAGCGGGACAGGTCTTTGACCACGATGCAGTCTATATACCCTTTGCGTACTTCCTCCATCATCTTTTCAAACTGAGGACGGTCAAAGTCCGTGCCTGTTCGTCCGTTATCGCAGAACAGCCCATACAGGGTAAGCGTTGGGTCATCTTCAATGAACCGTAGCAGCAGGTTTTTCTGCCCTTCTATGGTATCCGCGCCGGGTTTGCCGCTGTCCTCCACGGAAAGGCGGACATAGGCGGCAGTGCGGTATTGCTTCTGCGCCTGTGCGGGAGCTTCCATCGCCGGAATGACCGGGTTTGTCTTTCGTTTCGTTCTTGCCACTTATACCACCTCCCGTATTTGTGATCTTCTGAGAATATCCGTCTGCCATGCAAATTCGTCCGCAAAGCGGAAGCGGACTTCCACGCGGTTATCCCTGTAAATGAGGATGCGGTCGATCAGCGCCACAACGATGCTGCGCTCCAATTCCGCGATGTTCAGGTGCTTTCTGAACTGCGCCATCCATTCCCGGTGCTCGCCGCCGTGCTCCCTGATCTGCGTAAGGGTCTCCTGCAAGGCGTCCATCTGCTTTTCGCACTCGGCGCAGCGTCCTGCGTAATTCTGCTTGAGCCTTGCGTATTCGTCCCGGTCGATGATGCCGTCTGCAAGGCTTTCATACAGGGACATGAGCAGCTTCTGAAGCCGCTCATATTCCGAGCGCTTCTTGTCAAGCTGCCGCTGTACCTTCTGGGCTTCTGCGGTTCTCAAGGGGGCTGTGTCCGTCATGGCAAGAATATCGTCCAGGTCTACTACATCCCGGATATACTGCCGGAGCGTTTCCAGCACAATATCTGCAAGCGCCTCGTCACGCATCCGATGGGGCGAACAGGATTTATCCTGCTTGTGCGCGGCGCAGATGTAGTAGGCGTATTTCTTCTTCCCGGAGGGGACGGTCTTGCGTACCATGCTTGCGCCGCACTCGCCGCAGAACACCATGCCGCTGAAAAGCCGCACGGCGCTGTCGCCGGGGCTGCGGCGGGTATCCAATAAGAGCGCCTTCTGCACACTGTCAAAGTCCCGGTGCTCGATAATGGCTTCGTGGGCGTCCGAAACGATTGCCCATTCGTTTTCCGGCTTTGTGACGCGCTTTCGCACCTTGTAGCTGGGCGTGGTCTCCCTGCCCTGAATGAGTACGCCGGTATAGACCGGATTTTTCAGGATACGAAGCACCGCATTGGCCGACCATAACGCCTG